GTTGTAACTGGATACATCGAAGATTGATGTCCATGATTGCAAAGATTCCTAGTGATAGCACCAAGAATCAAGATAAGGGTAGGGCTTTTCTTCAAAAGCTCACACGTGAGTGGTACTTTCAGTTTCCAAATACTGAAAAGATCGGTATATATTGCACAGATTTTTCAAATGCAACTGATACTATAGATCAAAGATTCACTCATCGTGTCCTTGAATTCGTATTTAACTCTCCAGAAGTAGCTAACTTCTGGGACTATGTTAGCCAGCTAGACAAGGAATTTGTCCACGCTGATGGTAGTAAGGAACTGTACAGTCAACAGACTGGGCAGCCTCAAGGATTATTAGCGAGTTTCGTAATATTCGCTTTGTGTCATCATTTCATTTTCCTTATGGATATGAAAGAGATGGGTATGGAGGATATAAAAGCTTCAGACTTTTACACTGTCCTTGGAGATGATGCGGTATACAATACTGTAATACCAGAACGTCATTTCTACGATCCAGATGAACCTCTGTTCGACGAGGAGGGAATACAACGCTCCGAGCTGGAGATTGCTCATTTTGATAAATGCCGTGCTTATGCAGGCCTTAAAATCAATTATGATAAGTCAGAATCTGCTCATCAGTGGAGTAATGAAGCAAAATTGGATTTTGCAAAAGTTACTTACCGAAATGGACGATTATTCTCGCCAGTTCCATTTAGACTAGCTATGCGTTATGCACTTAGCTTCGATGATATGCTCGCCGTTAGTATATGGCGTGCTGATAGAGATGACAGTCTTGCTAACAAGCTGTTAGACGTTCAGTTAAGCTATCTACCTGAAGATAAGGTTGACGCTTATCGTAACTTAATTAGGTGTGGTGAATTACCATTCCTAGATAGGTTTTACGACCGTCAGGAACGACCTGAACAGTATATTAATCGCGTGAGATATGCATTAGCAGTTTCACTTTTAAACGCAGGCTTATCCTTTACTATATTACAGGATAATCATCGTAGTAATCTATCATATGATCAATATGATAGAGCTATGTCTACTATCTTTACTGCTCAACAGCAGCTAAGATTAGATAAGATTGATCCTAACCATAAGGTTATGCTACTAATGTACAAGAATGCTGAAGTAATTCAGACATTACATGAAATTTACAATCAGAATGATTTTGATGATCAATTTCTGACTATGTGCTTGGCATCTTTCATGGGTGATCAGAAAGAAGAGATCCTGTGGATGATATATGATATAGCATCCTTTCAAAGAACATTGAATATGGCTGCTGCCAATCCAAACGTAGATAGGAAGATGCTCGAAGAGAATTTCCCTTCCATGCAACCTTTGAGAGATATCAAGAAAGATATTGGTATCATTTCTAATGGTTTTATGACCCGCGGGATTACCAAACGTCCCGGGGAGAGTAGTTACCTATTCAGGAAGACACTAGATCTTCTGAATTCGTTACATCAACAACTCGATGAGAGTTTTGACGAGTCGACAGTGATAATTCACTGACTTTGTTAATCCTGAATGGAGTAGTGACAACTTCTACTTAGAAGTTCAGGGGGCAAGTCCGGGGCTGATACCTCGGCATCGTAATAGGCTAAGACCACATACCTTAGGTTGTA